ACCTGTAATTACAAAAACAGAATTATCGAACCACTTCATTCCCGTTGCACAGTGGTTGAATTCGGAATTAGGGGAAGAGATCGACAAACCATTGCCGCCCAGTTCTTCAAAAGAATCCAACAAATCCTGGATACAGAAGGTATTGAATATGATAACAAGGTCCTGGTAGAACTTATTAACAAGCACTTCCCTGATTGGCGTCGTGTCTTGAATGAGTGTCAGCGTTATTCTGTCAGTGGAAAGATTGACTCTGGTATTCTTGCCACATTCTCTGATGTTGCCGTAAATGATCTCCTCAAAAATCTCAAAGAAAAAAACTTCCCTGAAGTTCGCAAGTGGGTCGTTTCTAATATGGACAACGATACTACTGTACTTTTGCGTCGTATTTACGATGCTCTTTATAGCACCCTTGAAAATGCTAGCGTTCCTGCTGCTGTGCTCGTGCTTGCTAAGTATCAGTATCAAGCTGCATTCGTTGCGGACCAGGAGATAAATATGCTTGCTTGTTTAACCGAAATTATGGTGGAGTGTGAATTCAAATGATTGATGTAAAACTGATTAGAATCACCACTGGAGAAGAAGTGGTGGCAGAACTTGTTTCTGAAACTGATGATAAGATTACAGTGAAGAATGGATTAGTAGTTCTTCCAAATGCTCAGGCAGTCGGATTTGCTCCATGGGCAACTGTAATTGATAAAGATAACCCTGAAATTACTCTTGGTAAACAACATGTGATTTACATGGTTGATGTTGACGCTTCTGTTAAAAAGAAGTATAATGAATTATTTGGTAGTAAACTAATTACTCCAGACGAGAAAAAATTAGTTCTTTAAGATTATGAAAACCAGAATTAGAGCACAAGTCAAGTCAAGATTCTATTATGTCTTCTGGGGCACTGCAACTGTTGCGGTTGTTTTAGGACAACTTTATGTTGGAACTGGGTATCGTGTATTGCATCAGGGTATGCAAGAACTGCTGAATAAGGTTGATGGAGTTCTTCTTCACAGAGATGATAGACCATACCGAGGTGCTCTATGAGAGTAAAGACTACTCCACAGAATGTTGCAGAGGCAAATGAAGCACTGTTTCGTGCCACAATGAATCTGCCTGCAGCTGCTGCTCATTGTGGTATGACCAATAAGGAAATGAAACTAACCTTTTGGGAATATTTAAAGTATAACGAACCTGATTATGAAGTCCCTGAAAACACCATTGAGATATCCCGGCGGCAAGAGTCGCGCATGTAATAAACTTGATGTTTATATTCCAGATCTTCGCGACTACAAAGAGTATCGCGAACCATTTCTTGGTGGTGGTAGTGTAGCAATTCATATTACCAAGAAGTATCCCAATCTTGATGTATGGGTCAATGATCTGTATGAACCTCTGTATAACTTCTGGAGAGTTCTGCAGGATGATGGATATAAAATGTTCAAAAGACTTCAGGAATTGAAGTCTAGATATCCTGATCGTGGGTCTGCAAAGGGACTCTTCTTGGAAGCAAAGGATGTTGTAAATGATTATGATCAACCCAATCTATTTCGTGCTTGTGCTTTTTACGTTATTAACAAGTGCTCTTTTTCTGGTCTCACGGAGTCCTCATCCTTTAGTGCCCAAGCATCTGACTCAAACTTCTCAATGCGAGGAATCGAAAAGTTACCGGGATATACTCAAATAATTCAAAATTGGAAAATTACAAATCTTAGTTATGAACAACTCCTTACTGATGACAAAAACGTATTCACATACCTTGACCCACCCTACGACATTAGAAGCAACCTTTATGGACGGAAAGGGAGTATGCATAACGGATTCAGTCACGATGGTTTCGCTGCCGATTGTGATCGGTTTATTGGTCCTCAACTCATATCTTATAATTCGTCTCAATTGGTCAAAGACCGTTTCGAAGGGTGGGAAGTAGGTGAGTTTGACCTAACGTATACAATGCGTTCCGTTGGGGAATATATGAGAGAACAAAAAGAACGCAAAGAACTTTTACTTTTTAATTATGGAATTGAAGGATTGGTTGAATAGCATCAATCAGACAAAGAAAAATCTAATTGATGAAGATCCTTTGCTTGAAAAGGAATATCCTCCATACATTATCAACCGTTGTTTTTCGGGACATCTTGATGCGATTATGTTTGCGAATGAAATGAACAAGTATCATTTTCTTCCAAAAAAATTGCAATATGATTTTTATCTAAATAGTCTGAGGAAAAAGAAGAGATTTTCTCCCTGGCTCCGAAAAGATAAAATCAAAGATCTTGATTATGTCAAACGTTATTATGGATATAGTAATGAAAAGGCACAACATGCTTTGAAAATCCTGACAACAGAACAACTTAATTTTATTAAATCGAAATTTGACACTGGAGGAACAAAATGAGCGTGGTCCAAGAGCCTATTGTGAAATGGTCACCGGAACAGATGGTTGAAGTGGTTCTCAGTGAACCTGATGACTTTCTGAAAGTAAGAGAAACACTGACAAGAATTGGTGTTGCTTCAAGAAAAGAGAAGAAGATTTATCAATCTTGCCATATTCTCCATAAACAAGGTCGTTACTATCTTGTGCATTTTAAAGAACTCTTTGCACTAGATGGTAAACATGCAAACATCACAGTCAATGATGTTCAGAGACGTAATCGTATTGCACAACTACTTGCTGACTGGGGTCTTATCAGCGTTGTAGATGCAGAAAAGATTAGAGATATTGCACCACTCAATCAAATCAAAGTTCTTTCCTATAAGGACAAAAATGATTGGATTCTTGAGACCAAGTATAATATTGGGTCGAAGAAGAAAAGAGTAGAGGAAACCGAATAAAAAGAGGGGCTTGACGCCCCCTTTTTTTATGTTATAATATTCCTGTGAGACAAGACAAACACTCACATTCCTACATTCATACAAAAGGAACACAACATGGCATTACTTAATCTCGTAGATCAATACGAGGCGAAAAATACTGAAGAATACAAATCTTTTCTATCGGTTCTTGGGTGTATTGATAGTCCAGTAAGGGGACTACTTACTCTTGACGAATACTTGGAAAAGTATAATCCTCAACCAGGAGAAACTTTTGTTGCTCTTGTTGAAGTTGATCGTTGTTGCAGCGATCCCAAATATAATCGCACCGCAAGACTTCACTATGGTAACGTGAAAAAAAATCTGAAAAAGCGTTCAGGTTTTTCTCACAAAGCTGCTGGAATTTTATCTGGATTTCTACGCAAAGTTTGGAACGGTGATTACTGGGAATATGTGGTAGTTGTTACTAAGGGTAATCACCGAGTAACTAAGCGATATGCTGTCTGTCGCGATCGTAAAGTTTATATTGCGATTGAACTTACAGTTCACTCCACAGATAATCTTGACGAGATGATTCGTATTGAATCTCTTGATCATACGATTGATGCACAAGATAGGACTTCTCAAAGTCAGGAGCATAAGTTCACATCTTCTTTCTTTGCTAAAGAAACCGACGCAGTTAATCTCTATAATTATCTTGATCAGTTCTCAATTGGTATTGCAGAGACAAACTCTTTGGCAAAGTTTAAAACCACTTCTCATAATTATATTTCCAAAGCGAGGGCATATGATGATACTGCCTGCACCAAGTATCTAACATCTTTTACCAAAAACAATTGTGAAGATGTAGTTGGTGGAAACGCTGCTTATGCTGGTACAGTATTTTTAAAGACTTTCAAATCTGCTATTGATAAGATTGATGAACTGAATAACTGTGATTCTTTTGATGGCATGATGGAGTATGTTTTTAAAGATCGTAGTGATAAGAGTATGGGTTTTTTGAATGACGTTACTCAAGCATCTATTACTGCTGGTAATGGTAAGTTTAAAGGTGCAGAAGTTCATGTCTCTCGATTTATTTCTCTCTACAATGAGTATTGTGATAAAGTATTAAAGGCAACTCTTCCAGAAACTCATAATCACGCTATTGGTTATAGTTCTGATGCTTATATTTCTTACATGAAGTCGGCAGATACTGATATCCGTATGCGTGCCGATGAAGTTGCAAAGACAACTGTTTGATAACCGAATAAAAATGAGCGGGTTTCAACACCCGCTTTTTTATGATCTGTGCTATAAATATACATGATTGCCTTCGGGGATCACAAAACACAAACTCGCTTTTATAGGAGCTACAATAATGACTAACCTCACCAGGTATACTGCTGCGGATCTTCCTGCCTTGCTAGAACGCATAAATAAGAATAGCATTGGTATGGATGAATACTTTAATCGTCTGTTTAATCTCCACGAAACAACGACTAATTATCCTCCATACAATCTAGTCACGGTCAGCAACGTAGAATCGAGACTAGAACTAGCACTAGCAGGATTTAAAAAGAAGCAAGTAAATGTCTACACACAAGACGGTAAACTCTTTGTCGAAGGACAACGAGAGGACGGAGAAACTGGAACAGAGTATGTCCACAGAGGAGTGGCTCAGAGATCTTTCACCAGATCTTGGACACTCAGTGATGAAACGGAAGTTAGATCAGTTACTTTTGAGGATGGGTTATTGAGTATTACACTCGGTAAGATTGTTCCAGATCATCATCAAAGGAAAGATTGGTTCTAAATATGAAAATGATTGACACATAATTTATGTATTTGAAAGTTCCATACATATCATATCCATCTGCTCTAAAACCTGAAATTTGTGATGAGATAATAGAATATGGTAAGGATAAATTAATCTCTGCTATTGTTGTTGACTCTGAAACAAAAACTAGTCCGGATCAAACTCCAAGAAGTAGTCATGTTTCTTGGTTAACCGATCAATGGATATATGATTTAATCCTTCCATATGTAAAGGACGCTAATCAACAGGCAGGATGGAATTGGAAATTTGATTGTGTAGAACCAATTCAATTTACTAAGTATGGATTGAATCAATTTTATGATTGGCATCCTGATGGAGGATCTGACTTTTTAAGTGTATACTCAAATCAATCTGATTCTACCAAGAACGGTAAAATTAGAAAAATAAGTGTAACTATAAATCTTGTTGATGGCAACGATTATGAAGGAGGCAGTTTAGAATTTGATCTTGGTATTTCAGGAGGAATTCATACTTGTGATAAAATAAAACCTAGAGGATCTATAGTTATATTTCCTAGTTTTATACCTCATAGAGTTACTTCAATAACAAAAGGTATCAGATACAGTTTGGTGATGTGGGTATTAGGTAAACCATGGCAATAGAAGAAAGATCCTAAATATTATTGAATATCGTCGTCGCACCATCACGAGGGGTAACTGGCAAAATCCAGTTGATGCCCCTCTTTTTTTATTCTAAATATCAGCGTTAGTGGGAGAGGTATGCTTTCTACTCAATACCGGTTACGATTGGAATTCATTTGTAAAAAGATTGCAAACAAAGAAGAAGTAAAACTTGAGGACATGATTTGGGCAGAAAAACTGTCTAAAGCAAACACCACTGCCCGTGACTGGTTGTGTAAAGCACGTCGCCAGGCAGCACAAGACATTCAAGAAGGTAGCACTGACGATTTTCTGAATAGGATGGGATTAGGTGACCCCGACCCATCCAATCACAGAACGGGGTTCGATAGTGCAGATGAAATAGTTGACTGGTTTCAAAGAGACAAACCCGATGATTGGAGGCAACGAGACTAATGCAAGCAGTAATTTACAGCAACGGAAATCTGGAATGTGAACGTGCCAAAACACTTCTGGAAAAACTTAATTTTCAAATCTTAGAATATAAATTAAATCAACACTTTTCGGCAAGAGGTTTTGCTGAAGAGTTTGGTGAAGAAGCAGAATACCCACAAGTTAATGTTGGGTTCAGACACATTGGTGGATTAAAAGATACATTGCAATACATGAAAGATCACGGAATGTTTGCGTGACTTGACAAACGCCACCTTATCACTTACAATTAAAAACATATAACCATTTTATCATGAACTACAAACCCTATAGTCAGGAATGGAATAGGAGAAGATATCTATCAGAATCTATCAATACTTATTTTAATGATGGTGTAGATCCGGATCTTATTATCGATGATATTTTGGACATTCTTACCGAAGAGATTGAATATCATAGGGGGCGTGCTGAGGATTTACAAAGAGTAATGCAAGTAATGGATGGAATTAAAAATGACTAAGAAACAACACGTCACCAAGTCCGGTGACACTTTTGAGTGGGAAGAGACTGAAGAAATGCGTAAAGCAGTAGAACGACTGCATAATAATATTCGTGAACTTGAAAAAAAGAACGCCGAAAAAGGTGGTGATTATGGAGTTGGCAAATGAGTATTAAATTAGTAGTTTTAAAATCTGGTGAAACTGTAATCACCGATGCAAAAGAACTTATTGTTGAAGATAAAGTGTGTGGATATTTGTTCAATAAACCACATAAGGTAGAGTATAGAAAACCCATTCTTCTTTCTGAGGAAGCAGAAATGAATAGTGGAGAGGTTCAAATCTCATTGTCTCCATGGATTTTACTGACTGCAGATAAGCAAATTCCTGTTCCCACTGACTGGTTAGTCACTATGGTAGATCCTTTGGAATCTGTGACGGAAATGTATAATGAAAAGGTTGGAGAAGAGGTCGATGATTAAATGTTTGATTCTTCAGAATGGTTTAATTCTTATCGCAAAGATTGAGGAGATTGATGCAGAAATTGGAGATCCAAACTGTAAGATTTCTGATGTTGCTCTTGTAAATTCTGATGATACGGTAAGCACTTGGCTAACCTGCACTGAGCAAAAAGATTTGCTGTTCAGGTCTGAAGACATTTTGACAATTGTTGAACCAAAAAGTTCTATCATTAAGTCATATATGGAAATCATTGCATGAGAGTCTTAAGCATTGATTTGGATTACATTATGGGTCCGGTCATTGAACTTTATAATGGTTTAATGTTTAATGATAACCCAACATTAAGATGGGAACAATTTTTTAATAGAACTGACTTTAATGAAAGTCATTTTCGTATTGATCAATCAAGTTTATTATTCTGTTATAATACTTTTTTAAAGGCACTTCGCAACTGCGATAGTGTCTCTTTTGGTTATGAACATGATTCAATTCTGTTTAGCATTGCTGATTACAAAGACATTGACCTGATTAACATAGATCATCACGATGACGTTTTTGGTGGTGATTATATTAGAGAGATGTCTGAGGAGGATGCATATAAGACAGAGTTTTATGAAATCATGAATCACAACAGAGTTCATGAGGGAAACTGGGGTGCTTGGTTAGGAGGGCACAATAAATTAAAATCTTTTACTTGGATTGGAAACAAGAATAGTATTAACAAGTGTCGTAATAGAATCAATGCAGAAGTCGTTCCTAATTATGTAAATATAGAGAAGGAAGATTATAAGTTCGATAATTACAATTTTGATCACATCTTCGTGTGCATGTCACCGCAGTATATTCCTCCAAATCACTGGCATTACTTTGCCATGTTCATCAGCGCATTTGAGGAATTTTGTGGAAAGAGTGCTATAATATACACGGAGAAGTTTGAGACCAACGTTCGTCACCAAAGGATTCATAATGAGATTTTACACCAACGTTCAAATGGTCGGTGACCACTTTTTGGTCCG